CACGTGTACGGCGACGCCCACGTGTACGGCAACGCCCGCGTGTACGGCGACGCATGGGTGTCCGGCAACGCCCAAGTGTCATCCACCGCCCGTGTGTACGGCAACGCCCGCGTGTACGGCATCGCCCAAGTGTCCGGCGACGCCATTGTGTCCGGCTACGCCCGTGTGTACGGCGACGCCGAAGTGTCCGGCTACGCCTGCGTGTACGGCGATATCTCAGGCAAGGAGCAGGAGTGAAATATGAAATTCAAATTTACAGACGAGACTAGGATTACCCCCTCCGGGGAAACTATTTACCGCATTGAAGCTATTGAGGATATCCCTAGCCGAGGGGTTAAAGTTGGAGACAAAGGGGGATTTGTTGGTAAATCTGCTCAGGTAACTGGTGATGCATGGGTGTATGACAACGCCCGTGTGACCGACAACACCCAAGTGTACGGCAACGCCCGCGTGTACGGCGACGCATGGGTGTCCGGCAACGCCCGAGTGTACGGCAAGGCCCACGTGTCCGACAACGCCCAAGTGTACGGCGACGCACACGTGTCCGGCAAAGCCAAAGTGTACGGCTACGCCCTTGTGTACGGCTACGCCCGTGTGTACGGCAACGCCCAAGTGTACGGCTACGCATGGGTGTCCAGCAAAGCCCGTGTGTACGGCAACGCCCAAGTGTCCGACAACGCCCAAGTGTCCGGCGATATCTCAGGCGCGGCACCATGAAATTAGTAAAAAGGAGCGCATAATAATGACTATGCCCGACGAGCGCCGCAGAGCAGTGCACAACACAAGGGAGTTTCTTAGGTCTCTTTTAGACCCAAAAGTAACCCCTAAAGTACCTAAAACAATCCGCAAGCAAGCGTACTGGGTTTTAAAGCACTTCCCTAGCGATAATGAAATTGAAAAAGCACGCCTTAACTATGCCGAAGTTTTTGGGGATAAAAATGACTAAACAAGAAAAGATTGATTATGTAGCCCGGTTTGGAGACCAAAGCAATGTTATCCGCCTAGTCTTTAACCTCAAAGACCGCCTAGGAATTGGAACGGAGTATTTAACAATAAACGGCGCCTTAGCTGTAAAGTACGTGGACAACAAACAAGTAGGCCCGGTACGCGATTTTCCTGTAATGCCCAAGAAAAACAAGTAGTTAGTGGCAAGGGCGGAAACATGCCTTTAGGCCGATAACAGAGTCCCCGCCACTACTCAGAACCCCTAGATGCTTAAACCGCATTTAGGGGTTTTTGTTTGCGGGCACTATATCCATTATAGAGAGGTTTAAGATATCCTTGGACCCTTGCCCGACTAGGCTACTCCTGCATGCCTAGCGGTTGACCCCAGAGCAGGAATAACCAAGGATCTATAAAATGGCAAATCGTAACTGGCCCAACTCTCGTCTTTACTCGCAGCATGTAATGCCCGTCTCTCTTGACTGTCAAATCGCTATCGGCGCTGCCGGTGCCCCTTCTATTGCCCCAGGCAACGGATATGGTATTTCTAGCATTGCTCGCCTTGCGGCAGGCCAGTACCGTTTGCAATTGCAAGATAACTTTTCAAAACTGTTGCAGTTTAAAGCTACGATGCAGGCCCCCCTTTCGGGCTCTCCTGTAGCCGCCACTGCCCTCGCTCCCGGTTCGGTTTACCAGATTGTGTCTATGGGTACCTCCTCGCAAGCCAACTGGGTCACCGCAGGTCTCCCCAGCGGCATTGTTGCTGCCCCTGGAGTGTCTTTTAAAGCTGCGGCGGTTTCAGTTGGTACGGGCACTGCGTCCCTTATCGGCTCAAGCGATGTTCACGCGGTCGAGCTTATTAGCTCGTCCGTAAACATGCTCATGAACCAGCCTCCGGGCACTACCTCCGCTCAGCTTGGTGCGTTCGTAGACTTCCAGTGCTTGCTTTCTAGCGCAATTGGAGACCCGGCTAATGGGTCCCAGATGTTCCTGGAAGTCGTTCTTAGCAACTCCAGCCTCCAGTAGTCCTTAACAGCGTAACCACAAGAGGCTAGAGGGTGCGTTCAAACAGTAGAACCCTCTAGCCTAGTGTTTAGGAGCATATGGCTATCCCGGCTACCCCCAGCAATATGATCATACAGCAAGCTAACCATCAAGTGTTGGTAAGTTACAATCTTGCCTTGAGTGCTACCTCCTATAACATTAACCGCAGCATTGACCAGATCAATTATACCGTAGTTGCCGTTATTTCCGCTAAACAGTACCTAGACACCACGGTAGTCATTGGTACCCAATATTTTTACAAGGTCTCAGCTACGAACGTAGACGGCACTAGCCCGTTTACGCTCCCTCAGTCGGTCATCCCCTCCCCCAACGGTGAAATGGCCCTAGCGCAGATTAGACTTCAGGCCCAGCAACGTGCGGACAGGGTCAACAGCCCGTTTGTGTCCACCGCCGAATGGAATACCTACATCAACCAAAGCCTCTTTGAGCTATATGACCTCTTGGTCACCGCCTATGGGGAGGAGTACTTTGCAGCCCCCGTACTAACCTTTACCACGGTAGGTAACACACAGTTCTACCCCCTTCCCAACGGGATTAACTACAGTGCCGCTCCCGCCTTCTATAAGCTTCTAGGCGTAGACCTAGGGCTTAACCAAAGTGCGCAGCCTAACAACGGATGGGTAACGGTAAAACGGTTCAACTTCATTGACCGTAACAAATACTTTTATCCTAATACGCAGTCCACCATCTACGGCGTATTTAACATGCAATATCGCTTAGTTGGCAATCAAATCGAGTTTATCCCTGCCCCAAGTGCTAATCAACCTATCCGCATCTGGTATATTCCTCGCATGGAAATGCTCCTGCAAGACACCGATATCACTACTTCTGGCATCTCGGGCTGGATTGAGTACATCATTACAGACGCGGCAATCAAGGCAATGCAAAAAGAAGAGTCCGATGTATCTGTGCTTATGCTGCAAAAGGGCGTTTTGATCAAACGTATTGAGGCGTCGTCTATGAACAGAGACGCAGGTCAAGCCGATACTATCTCGGATACCCGCAATCGAAACGGCGGGAATTCGGGCGCGGGTAGTGGGTTTGGGGCAGGTTGGTAATGGCTAAACAACTCCCTACCATTCAAAACGTAGACCGCACGTTATCGATGCTCCAGAGTCAATGGAAGGCTATCCTAGATAACCTTTTGGCTGCCCCCATGTCCGAGTACGTTATGTTGTCAGACTTAAAGCTTGTGTCTGGAAGCAACGTAATTAACCACAAACTAGGCCGCAAGCTAGTGGGTTATGTGGTCACCCTAAAAAGCGCCGCTTCGGACATACATGACAATCAAACTGTCAATACTATGCCCGACAAGACCCTAATCCTAGTAGCCTCTGCGCCGGTTACTTTATCCCTAATGGTGTTTTAAATGGCAGACTTTAGCCTTAGCCCTAATATGCAGCTTCCGGTCCCTGTAACCGGCGTAGCCCCTGGTCCGGAGTGGGCGGACTTGCTCAATGCTTGCATGGCTAAGATTGATGGTCATGACCACACGCCGGGCTTAGGGGTAAAAATTACTCCATCGGGCCTTAACATTTCCGCCGACCTGCCTTTAAACGCCAATAACCTCACGCTAACTAGGTCGGTGCAGTTTTTGTCCCAGGGCGCGCCTATTCCAGACCTGGCTTCTATTTACGTTAACGGAGTTGACCTTTATTTTAACGATCTGTCCGGTAACCCGGTGCGCATTACTCAATTCGGCGGCGTAGTGGGTACTCCAGGGTCCATCTCTGGCCTAATAGCTCCAGCGTCCGCCTCTTACGTAGCCCTCTCAGCGGCTTATGTGTGGCAATCTGCGGCTAACATCTCTGCCAATATGGACATTGGTAGCCTTATTCTAAGGAATAACACCATAGGTTCCTTTGGCCTAACGCTTGCCCCCCCGGTAGGAATGGCGGCAGACTCTACTATTACGTTGCCTGTTATCCCTGGAGTAACTAGCACGCTGCTTATGGATAACACGGGGGCGATGACTACCCAAGACGCTCTCCAAAGCTACCTCCCTCCTGGCGTAGTTATGGACTATATGGGCGCTACTGTTCCTGCCGGTTGGTTGTCAACAGACGGCACCGCCGTGTCCCGCACGGTGTACGCTGCCCTTTTTGCGGCTATCAACACCATTTATGGTCCCGGCGACGGGGTTACCACCTTCAATTTGCCCAACTTAAACGGGCTGGTTACCGCAGGAGCGCCGGGCGCTTTGGGGGGACTAGCCACTACAGGCGGAGCATATACCCACACGTTAACTATTGCAGAAATGCCCTCGCACATCCATACCGACGGTCCGGGACACACCCACAATATTAATCTTACACAAAATAACGCTAATAATCTTCCGCTGATCAGCGCCATTGGTTCCCAAAATGGTGGCAATAACGCGCCAAATATTACCTCTAATACACACGTTACTATTGATCCAACTGGCGGCGGCGTTGGGCATAACAACATTCAGCCTTATATGGCTGTTAATAAAATCATCAAAATCTAATGGCCATTACTAAAAGCAACCTCAGCCTTAACTTTACTCAAGGGGTAAACACCAAGACCGACCCTTGGCAAATAACCCCTGGTGAGATGCTTGAACTATCTAACTGTCTATTTAACACAAGCAAGCTGTTGGCTAAACGTAACGGATTTGTTGAGCTTGCGCCCATTCCAGACCTCTTAATCAATACTGTCACCACGTTTAAAACCTCGTTAACAGCGATTGGGGCCTCTCTATACGCTTATGTACCTGAGATCAAGACTTGGTACAATAAGGGCCTGCTTACTTCTGTAAACCTTTCTGTACAGCCTGTAGGACGCAGCGGTGCGTCTCTAACTAACCAAGATAGCGCCACTACGCTCGGGGGCCTCTCTTGTGTTGCTTGGGAGTCATCTTTTGGCGGTTCCGCGTACCAGATAGTAGACAGTATCAACTCACAAATTGTAGTGGCTGCCATAGATTTGCCCGCCACCGCCGTGCAGCCTAAAGTATCGATATTAAACAGGTATTTTGTAATAACTTTCGTGGTTACCGTTTCTGGTAGCCCCCGCCTTCAATATATTGCGGTACCTATTAGTAACCCTACAAGTCCAACACTACCCGTAACCATGGCCACACAAATAACCGGCCTAACGGCCCCATATGACGTTGTGGTAGCCAATAACACCCTCTACGTTGCTTATAAAGCAAGTAGCAGCACTATTCGCTTGGTTTACCTCTCCAGCACACTGGGGTTGTCCAACACGGTAATCCTAGCTGGTCAAGTCCCTACTGTCATCTCGTTAGCCGCAGACAGTACAGGGTCAACCCCCGACATTTGGCTCGCCTTTGCCAAAGCTGGCCCAACGGTATACGCCGCAATGTACTCGGCAACGCTTATTTCCCAACTCGCTCCTACGCTATTAGACTCCCCAGCCAACGCCGTACCCTCTATGACCGGACAAGCGGCTAACGGGGTACTGACTCTAGCTTACGGGCAACGCATTCAGTCGCTCCCTGCCCCTCCCACTTTGGATCATATTTTAACTAACACCATAACGTCTTTGGGGGTTATTGGTACCCCTGTAATTGTAGCTCGGGGGCTAGGGCTTGCTTCCGAAATGTTCGTTGTGTCAGAAACCCCTTACGTCCTTACCCAGTACAACAACACCTATCAGCCCACTTACTTCCTTTTGGACCTCTCAACAGGTAAAGTAGTGGCTAAACTGGCATATCAAAACGCGGGCATTGAGCCTGCACGCACCCTGCCCACAGTGTCCATCTATGGCTCTAAAGCTTATGTTTCCTATCTATACAAAGACTTAACTACCGCAGCTAACAAAAGCCAAGGCACCTCTACCCCGGGTATTTACTCCCAAACCGGCGTAAATGTTGTACAATTTGATGTCAATACGGTGCCTTTGGCCTCCTCTGAGATAGCAAATAACCTTCATCTATCGGGGGGTTACCTTACTATGTACGACGGCGGCGCCCCTGTTGAGCACGGGTTTTTACTGTACCCCGAAGGCATCACACTTACCCCAGGCGGCGGGGGCAGTATGTCTGCCCAACAGTACTATTACCAAGTCACATACGAATGGACAGACGCGCAGGGTAATTTGCACCGTTCGGCCCCTAGCATCCCCCAGGAGGCAACTCTGGGAGGTTCTTCGGTTACCCTAATCATTCCGACACTCCGAGTCACGCAAAAAAAAGAAGTGCGCATTGTGGTCTACCGCTGGAGCGTTGCCCAACAGGCTTACTATCAAGTTACGTCTATTACCGCACCCCTAATGAACGACCCTACGGTAGACTCAATTACCTACCTAGACACACAGGCAGACTCAAGTATCTTGGGTAACCAGTTAATCTACACTACTGGGGGGGTTATTGAAAACGTAGCGGCCCCTGCCTGCACCCATATGTGTCTGTTTAAAAGCCGCCTGTTTCTTATCGATGCAGAGGACGAAAATGTTATCTGGTTTTCTAAGCAGGTAATTGAGGCTGTACCCGTAGAGACTTCGGATTTGTTCACTATTTTCGCCTCTCCTAGTCAAGGAAGCCAAGCTAACACTGGGGGGGCTAAGGTGCTCGCGGCTTTGGATGACAAGCTAATTGTATTCAAGTCTCAAGCCGCTTATTACGTTACCGGCAGCGGGCCAGATAACACTGGGGCGCAGAATGACTTTTCTGATCCTGTTATCATATCGGCCACCGTAGGCTGCGCTAACCCTCAAAGCTTGGTTTTAATCCCCAACGGCCTCATGTTTCAGTCTGACAAAGGAATTTGGCTATTAGGGCGAGACTTGTCTACAACCTATATTGGCTCAAACGTAGAAAAGTACAACAATATTAAGATCATATCAGCGGTTAACGTATCTAAAGACAATCAAGTACGCTTCTCCCTTGCAGATGGTACCATGTTAATGTACGACTACTTTTATGGGCTCTGGGGCACCTTTACTAACCTGCCTGCCGAGTCTGGCACGATGTTTCAAAACCTTCACACGTATGTGGATCAATTTTCCCGTGTGTTTCAGGAGAGCCCCGGTAAATACCTGGACGGCTCTAAACCTGTCCTATTGTCGTTTAAAACCGGATGGTTCTCTTTGGCAGGCTTACAGGGCCTAGAGCGGGCATATTTCTTCCAACTCCTAGGCCGGTACATCACTCCCCACACGCTTACCGTGGGTATCGCGATTAATTATATTAACAGTGTATTGCAGACGGTTGTAATCCACCCCGACAACTTCACCCCCAACTATGGCGACGCGCCTGGCCCTTATGGCGCAGAAGACACTTACGGGGGTATCCCGGACCCTGAGCAATGGCGTATCTTTTTTGAAACCCAAAAGGTCGAAAGCTTCCAACTCACAGTGTCCGAAAACTACGACGCCTCTTTTGGTGTCCAGCCGGGCGCAGGGCTTACCCTTTCTGGCATAAATCTTGTAGTGGGAGCTAAGAAAAGCTACACAACTACTAGCAGTTCTAGGTCAACCGGTTAATGGGCACTATATCCATATTTGAGGTGTATTTTGGGTAAAGGTAAATCCGCGGGCATGGGAGCGTTAACCGGGGCGGCCTCTGGTGCCGCCATAGGCACCGCCGCGATGCCTGTCATCGGAACCGCCATTGGCACCGTAGGCGGCGCCCTTGCTGGCGGCCTAATGGGGTGGTTTGGCGGGAAAGATGATGAAACTGACCCTACAATGCCGGATATTACTAGCCCCGTTACGCAGGGGCAGCTTAACCAAGCCCACGGCGCCACGCAAAGCGGTTTGGAGCAACAACAAGCGTTTGTTAACGCACTTAACGCACAAAACGGCATTGGTAACCAAAGTCAGGTCTATAACCAGCTACAAGGCATAGCAAGCGGCACTGGACCTAATCCCGCGCAAGCCATGCTTAACCAAGCAACCGGCGCCAATGTGGCCAACCAGGCCGCTCTAATGGCCTCTCAGCGCGGCTCTAGCGCCAATTCAGGCATGCTTGCCCGTCAAGCTGCCATGCAGGGCGCCAACATTCAACAGAATGCGGCAGGCCAAGGGGCAACTCTTCAGGCAAATCAATCACTTAACGCTATTGGCGCTGCCGGTAACATGGCTAATCAACAGGTTGGGCAGCAAGCCAACGCCGTAGGTAATTTTAATCAATTTGCCCAAAACAACCAGGGGCAGCTATTAGGGGCGCAGAGTAACTATAACAACGCGATTACCGGGGCAAAGGGCAATGTTAACTCCAACAACCAGCTAGCGGCAGATCGAGACGCTAAGCAAACGGGCGGATTGTTAAATGGCGTGGGCGCTGCGGCGGGGGCTTTCGCCAAGGGCGTGGGAGGGGGCGGATCGTCTGATACAGGGTCTACCGACGCTATGTTCAAGATGCCTCAACTAGGCGCAAACGTGGTTAAAACTACGCCTTCTGGCCCTAGCCTTGGCGCCAACTTGAACTTCGCAGGGGGCGGCCCCGTCGGCGCTGCCTCCTTTGTAGGTCGCCATCTCTCAGGTAAGCCTCAGCTTGCGCACGGCGGCACCGTAGACGCCCTTGTCTCCCCCGGTGAACGCTACCTCCCCCCAGCGGAAGTCAAAAAAGTAGCTTCGGGTAAAAAAGCCCCCCTTAGCGCAGGACAAAAGATTGCGGGTACGCCAAAGCACCCTGGTAACGACTACCGTAATGACACCGTGCCAAAGAAGCTCCAAGAGGGGGGGATTGTTATTCCCAACTCTGTCCTGCAGTCTAAAAACCCCCATGCCGCCGCCGCCACCTTTGTAGCTGCAGTGCTCGCTAAGCAGGGACTTAAAAAGTGAAAATAAACCTCAAGCGCATCAAGAAAATTGCTTCCGATGACCACACTACCACGTTGCGCACCCATGACGGACATGAGGTTGTGGTTAGCCACAAGTCTTTGCATCCCGCCACACGCGGCGCTCTAGCCGCCATGCCCATGATTGGCGATGGTAAACTTAAAGCTATGGCTCAGGGCGGCGCAGTACAACAGGGCGGCCCGGAAGTTGCACGTAAAGAGATGTACGAGTCAGGCGGCGGCGTAGAGGAATCTCCAGACCCCTCTGATATGGACCCACAGTCCGCGCCGGCAAATAAAGCTGCGCCTAAGAAGTTTGCAGAAGGTACGCCCGACGGCCCTATTAAAGCCCCCCTTATCCCGGATGATATGATTAACCCTAACGCCGGGGCTATGTCCCAAGCTAGGGCCGCCGCAGTACCGACGGAGATGACCCAGGGCCAGCAAGTAGCAGTTGACCCCGGCGCCCTCCCCTACGGCATCTCTCCTGAGCAAGCCCTTAGCGGTGACCCGGCCCCTCCAGCCGCTATCCCCATGCAAATGGAAGGTAATGCGCAGCCGCCAGCGCAAGCCCCGGGCAGCCCTCCAGCACAACCAGACCCTTACGGATTTAATGCGCATGAGGCGGCGTATAATCAAGGGCTAGAGAGCGAAAAGAAGGGTTTGCAGCAAGCGTCTAGTGCGGAGGCCGCCGTAGGGCAGGCTCAGGCTCGGCTACTGGGTACCCAACAGGCAATACAAGCTACGCAAGCTACTGAGTTTCAGACTTACATAAAGGCTCTGAATACCGAGCGTGAGTCTCTAATGGCAGACATTAAAAACCAGCATATCGATCCCAATCGGTTTGTTAATAACATGAGCACCTCCTCTAAGATTTCTACGGCTATTGGTCTTATTGCTTCTGGCATGGGGTCTGCAATGGCGCATCAAGAAAACCTTGCGGCTAAATTCTTGACTCAACAGATTGACAATGACATTAATGCTCAAAAATCGGAGTTAGGAAAGAAAGAAAACCTTCTATCCGCTAACCTTAGACAGTTCGGTAACATGCGAGACGCCATGGACATGACGAGGGTTATGCAATCCGACATCTTGGGCAACCAACTTAAGCAGGCGGCGGCCCAGCAACAGTCTCCTATGGCTAAAGCTAACCTATTGAAAGCTTTGGGACAACTAGAAATTCAATCTGCCCCTATCGTCTCCCAAATGGCGATGCGCAAGACTTTACTCTCTGGCGCGTCTAAGGGGCAAATTGCCCCCGAGTCAGTTATCCGCATGGTTGTTCCTGATCATGAGCAAGCGGGAGCTACCAAAGAACTGAAAGAAGCTCAAACCTCTTATAAAGCGCGCGACAACGTACTAAGTGCTTTTGACAAGATTGCCGAGATTAATACGCTGAGTAACCGAGCACTTAGCCCTTTTCAATCAACCCGGCAAATTGCCGCACTTAGAGACCCCGTGGTAGCCTCCCTCTCTAAAGAGACGGCGGGGCGCTTTACTGAGCAGGACGCGCATATGCTTGCTACCCTCTTCCCCCAGGCCGGTGATACCCCTGAAACCCTCATCATGAAGAGGGGGCAGACTAACAAGCTTATTAACGAAAAGCTTAACTTCCCCGCATTAAAAAAATGGGGTATTGACTTATCGAGTACGGGCAGGTATGATAGTGTTGGCAATCTTAAGATTGTAAAATCCGCTCCAAAGCAAAAGTAAAGGTATTACCATGAAGGTAACTAAGAAAAAGTTCGCAGATGGAGGCGCTACGTATGGAGCTAAGCCTACTACGGTTGAAGAAAGCTCTGTGGATGGAGCTAAGCATTTTACGATTAAAGGGGGCCCTACGTATGAAGCTAAGCCTACTACGATTGAAGGGGGCTCTGTGTATGGAGCTAAGCCTTCTACGATTGAAGAGGCCCTTCTCTCTATGCAAAAGCGAGATATTGCCAATACGATAGGCCACCAAGTCTATCCCGCCCCTAACCCCGCTTACTTTGAACCTAAATATGGAGCTAAGCCTATTACGATTGAAGAGGCCCTTCTCTCTATGCAAAAGCGAAATATGGCCAATACGATAGGCCAAGCCTATCCCGCCCGTAACCCCGCTTACTTTGACCCTAAAGATGAGGCGTTAGAGAATCCTCTGTTTAGCCCAGAGGACTTGGTAGCACTGCCTGCGGACCTCGCGGCTAAGGGTGTTATGCGTGCTGGAGAAGCTGCGGCGCCCTATGTGAAGGCCGGGGCTAAGGCTATAGGTAGAGGCGCTGCGGCGCTTATGGAAGACGAGTCAGGTAACCTAGGCCGTAAAGGTGTTCAAGCCCTTATGCCAGAGCTTCCCCCTGAAGTCCCTATGTACTCTAAACTGGAGGAGACGGTTAATTCTAAAATCCGTCAATCCATGCCCAGTGAGTATGTTAAAGCTACCCTCAAAAATGCAGGCGTCACTGCGGACGAGCTAGAAGTTTATGGGGTGGACGGATTTTTAAAAGGTAAAAAAACCGTAACCCCCGAAGAACTAAAAGAGTTTGTTAAAAATAATCGCCCCAATATTGAAAAACACTCTTATGGCGATAAAATTGAAAAGCTTGACGATGCAGGCATTCCGGAGGATTTTGAAATATCCGACAGGGACATAGCTAGATCGTGGGATAACTTAGAAGATAAAGATGACTTTGATGAGGCGTGGATGGAGTACCGAGACACCCTCAGGTCCGAACACTCCGACAATCCGATAAACAGGTTTAAAGTTGAGCCCGTAGAAACGCGCGGAGGCTCTACTAAATACGTTTTAGATTTAGGGGATGAAGAGTTTACTACGGGGTACGGGCAACGCCGTAAATCACACACCGGCAGCTTAGAGTTTGGTACTGAAGACGAAGCGCAAAGCGTTTTAAATGATATTATAGATAACTGGGAAGAGGGCTTTGAGCTTTCTGATCAAGACACCGCCAACGTAGCGGCGCCCTTTATTGAAGCTCACGGCGTGCAAGTGCGCCGGGAGGCTTGGGAACGGGCTTTAGAGGAAAACCCCGACTTAGCCCCTCCCGCCAAAAGTCTCCCCGATGGGGCGCTCAAAAGGGCAGAGGCGCCCCTTAGCGGGAAAACTAAATATAAAAATTACACGTTAGAGGGGGGAGAAAATTACCGTGAGGACCTCTTTACCGGCCCAAGCAAGACTTCATTTACGGCGGAGCGAGCAGAGAAGGACTTCCGCAGCGTAGTAGCTAAGACTGAAGACTCTCTTACCCTAAAAGGGGTCGATACGCACAGTCCGGAAATGGCAGAGTACGTCGATACCTTACGCGACTCCGCAAAAGTAGAGGATAAAGAGGTTGTAAAAGCCTATGATGCGGTTGTCCCCCCTTGGAAGCGCACTGCTAAGTTAACTATTTCTCAAAAAGAAGCCCAACTTGAGGAACTTGAGGGCGAACTCGACGGTATAAACAGCGGGTATGAGGCAAAAAAAGATGAAATCCTACGCGACGCGGTTGAGGCGTCGCAGGAGTCGTCGGTTGCTCAATTAGAAACACTTGATGCTCAAAGAGATCTTGCGGCGGAGCTTAATCGGGACAAACGCGTCAAATTACGCAAGGATACTGCAGATTTAAGACTATCTCTTGAAAACATTTCTGGTGAATACAAGGGTTCCCATTTTGGCAACCGCCAGCCCAATATCTTTGTGCACGCACGCACTACCGAGCGCGACCTTCCGGGCGTCGGTAAATCTTTGCACGTAGAAGAGATCCAGTCAGACGGGCATCAAGAGGCGCGGAAGGTCGGCTATGTGGGTGAAGCCACCAAGCCTTACACAGGTATTGTATTTGGGCAGGAAGTACAAGATGCGCACTTAGCTAAGATGCAAGGTCAACTTGACGAATACATGCGTAAGCACAACCTCACAGACCGCACTTTGGCCTTGTCGCAAGCGGAGCAAGCGGGAGTATTTAACCCCCAGGACATGCAAAAGCTGGCAGATATCCAATCCTATAAACTTCACCAAGAAAACCCTTCCGGTATTCCTGAGATGATCATGGCTAAAGGTTGGGAAGACCACGGCTTCAAGCGGTCTTTGCAGAAAGCTGTTGATCAAGACAAGGATTACCTGACCTGGAATACGGGCGAAATTTCCGCCAGGATTAACAGTACTCCCAAAGAAGGACATGAGGGGCAAAAATTTGCGTATGATAAAAAATACCCTGGAATTATTAAACGGTTAATTAATCAATTTGACTCTAGCATTACAGTAGAGAAGGTACGAGTAGGAACTGAAAAAGGCAAGACGGCGGAAGTTTGGGGCATCAAGCTCACCCCTAAGCTTAAAAATGCTCTACGCAAAAAAGGATTTGCTAACTTTGCATCAGGCGGTATGGTTGGCTACGCGAATGGCGGCGGGGTTGTAGGCAGTCAACCCGGAGACAATGGAACCTTAATTCCTTATGATGCTGCTCCTACCGATGTTATTGACCCCTATACTCCCGATCCAATTGATCAACAATCTTCAGATGTTAACGTAATTACCCCCGAAGGAGACCTCGTCTCTATCCCCCAGGAGAGTCTGGCGCAAGCGTTACAGCTTGGATACTCTCACGCGCCACAGCAACAGGTTGAAAATCACTTTCAACAAAAGAAATACGGCGCTGCGGGGCAGCAAGCTATTGCCGGACTTGAGGGCGTCGCTTCGGGCGTTGTGGGCAGCACTTTGGCTACCGCCGCTGAGCGCGGCTTTGGGGTTAACCCTGCCGATATCCGCGCGCGAGAAGCTGCTAACCCAGGCACCCACTTAGCCGGTGAGGTTGTAGGCTTTGCTGGTAGCGCATTAGCGGGCACAGGCGAAGCTGCTTTACTAGGTAAGGCAGGGGAAGCTGCCGCCAGTGCTGTAAAGCTTACTGGGGGCTGGCAGAAGCAGGTAGCGCAGGATGTGGTAAAGGCGGCCTTTGAGGGTGTCCTTTACCAAGGTGATCAGGAGCTTGGGCGAGTAGTTAAACAAGACCCAGAAGTGGGCGCAGGGTACGCGATTGTCAATATTGGCTTAGCGGGCGTCATGGGCGGCGTATTTGGAGGAGCAACGGGCGCAGCTTTGAGGAAACTCGGAGTGCACCCCGAATTACCTTCTGCTCAAGTTGACGAAGGCCCCTTTGTGTCCGGCATGGACATGGCGGCCTATGAAGCGGGCGACCTTAAGACCCACGTAGCCGTTAGCACCGATATTGCCCCCGCTAAAAAGGAAGGGCTGCTCTCTGCATTTAAGCTTAACAAACAAAAACATAACGCCAAAGAGATTAAAGAAGCAGCTAAGACCATAGGAGCGCCTGAAACTCCTGGCATGACTCTTGAATCTCCTTTGATTCAAATGCAGCTTGACTCCCTTGCTCATAGCCCATACACCTACTCGGGTAACAAGATTAGGGGTCAACTCGACGCTGCCTATAGCACCGCTGAGGGGGCTTTGGAGGGGGCTACTAAATCCGCTAGTGGTTTGTCTAAGGAAGAGTTAGGGCTTTCTGTTCAAAAATCTCTTACTGACCAGATCAAGACTGCCTACGCTCCCGTCAAAACCGCTTTTGAGGAAGTGTCCGCGTTGCATCCTAACGTACCTGTTGAGTTGAAGTCTATTGGAGCGTTTAAAGAGGGGCTTAAGGACATCAAAGAGATCGCTTTGGGGCCTAGTACCGACGAGGGCAAGCTTGCCCGTCAAGTTATTAGCGCACTTCAAAACGCTAAGACTGCGGAAGACATTGGAATTGTTCGCAATATGGCGGCTTTGAAGAAGTCGGGCCTTGGCGCGGACCCTATGGGACGCATTAAAGGCGTCTTGCGCGACCGCTTAGCTGAGATGCAAGACGACGCCGTAGCCCGGTACGCTAAAAGTTTTCCTCGTAACGACGAAGCGGGCGCTTTGATGGGCAGCTTGATTGACCAAAACGCCGCCGCTAAGGAGGCGTATAAGCCTTATATCCGCAAGGTAGGCGAATTGAGCGAATGGCTAGGTAAGGGTAAAATCCACGGTACCGCAGACGCTTTGAATTTTATGAACGAGCGGCTAACAGCTACCGACATCTCTAAGCGTATGTTTAGCGCCGCTAAAGACCCTGCGTTTATTAAGTTCTTCTCTAAGGAGTTTCCTGAACAGTTTCAGTTAGTTAGAGACCATCAACGTATGGCTTTGCGGGACGCTGCAACTACCGGCGAGTCGTTCAGCCCTAAAGTATTCTTTAACAAATACAATAAGTTAGAGCCTGAGATTCAGCGGGCGCTGTACACTGTGGAAGAAATGAGAAAAATTGCCGCTTCGGAAACCTATATCCGCGACGCCTTTCCTAAGAATTTCAACCCGTCCGGCACCGCGCATGCCCTTGCCCTAAAATCCGCATATGGTAGCCCCAAAGGTCTCCTTTTGGCTAATGCCAGAGATTACGCCATGGAGAAGGTCATTAACGCTTCCAGCAACATAAAAACGCAGCAAGCGCAAGCTTTGGCAGAGGCTACTATTAAAGGAGACCGCCTCTCTACGAAAGCAGTAAAAGCTATTTTCAACCCTATGAAAGATGCCATGCCCTCAGCCGTGTACCCCCTTGCAGCGCATAGGGACAAGCTAGAGCGCATTGTAGCCGGGTACCAGGCGGACCCCTCTAAAATGTTTGGGCAAAACGATAGCAACCCTGTACCGGCCTATGCTCAGGCTTTTTCTGGGACTACTGCGCGGGCGATGAGTCTATTAGTGGCGGCTAAGCCCGGTATGGTACCTCGTAACCCCCTGGATACCATCATCCCCGCTTCTAAGCCTCAGCAAGCTCAGTACACGCGTACCCTGGACATTGCCCAACAGCCTCTAAGCGTACTAGCTAGAATTAAAAACAACACGCTGGTTAGCGCGGACGTAGTGCTGCTTAAGACTTTGTATCCCACTATCTATAACGGGTTATCTCAGAAATTAATGAACACTATCATTGAGATGAAGGGTAAAGGTAAGGTCATCCCTTACAATACCCGCATTCAGCTTAGCGTATTCCTTGGGCAGCCTCTAGATAGCACTATGACTCAGCCCTCTATTGCCGCCGCACAAGCTAAACCTTTGGCGCAACAACAGCCGCAAGAGTCTGCTCAAACTCCCAAAACTGGGGTTAGAAGAAATACAGGGGCTTTGGAGAAGCTTGGAACCTCTTATCAGACAACTTCGCAGGGGCGTGTCAGAGATCGATCAGACGGTAAACTTTAAGTCCCAATAGGATCATTATAATTTCCTACGTAGGAAAATAGGCCCTCATAGTGTACTTGGCGGAGGAGTGTCGTCGTCCTTGTGGCACCATTTACCGTCTTTGTCTAGGTAGTACTTATCAAGAGGGCGGTGCGAGTTCAAGGAAGGCGAAGCAAGGGAGGGCGCTGGGGCGTTGTTGCGATGATACCATCTACCGTCTTGGCCTAGGTAGTACTTATCGAGATGGCGCCCCAAGTCCAGGGATAGGTCGTCGACGATGTGCTGGGGCGCTGGGGCGTTGTCGGCGAAGCGGTACCATTTACCATCTTTGCCCATGTAGTGATGACGTAGGAAAGTACTGAGGGCGACGGGGTTTGGTCGTAGCGGGCCCCAATTATCCGGCACTGCGGGCTTGGAGCGGGCTGGGTCGGGTTTAATGGTACCTAAGTTGATGGTGTGCTCATGCTCGGGGTTGCGCATAATAATCTCTGCCAATTCCTTTTTACACGCGCGGCAATACTTGTAAGTCTCCCCCAAAGAGGTCGCTTGGGCGTCTCCATTTCAGTACAACATTGTGGACAATTCATTAGATCCTCCTGCCAGCGGCAATAGTAAGAGTGTGCCTTCTAAAGAGTAATATTGCAAGATAAACTTGGGTTAGGCACAATATCCTATTTATACCGGGGTCATAAGCCCTTAACCTACAAGGGGTATAGCCGCATGGCACGTAAAAATGTACTGAAATTTGAAGCCTCCACCTCCCAAAGCATGGCTAGTAACTTTATCTCAGAACCTACTGTTATCAAGTACTTAGACAACTGCTCCTATCAAATCCTTATCACTACTATCGATTCTACCGGCTCGTTTGCCGTGCAGGCTAGCAATGATTATGAGCCTAATGAACCCGGCGTTGCTGAACCTAACCCCGGTAATTGGGCCGCGCTCCCCCTGTCTGGTGCTCCTACCGCAGGCGGTGCAGACGACTCTATTGTTATTGACCTTAACCAACTGCCCTATACGGCCCTGCGCGTGGCCTATACCGTGGTTACTCCCGGAACGGGTACTTGCGACATCATCTTTAACTCAAAACAGGTAGGGGGCTAACCATGAGTCAAGCATACTTCTACCCCCCATCGGGCGGCTCTAACGCCTCTGTAGGCCCTAACGGCGCCCCTATTCAATCATCGAGCACCCTAGTGGCAGGAGAGAGCCCTACGGGTACCCAACTGCCTTTATCCGTTAACGCCAGCGGCGACCTAATCATTGACGTGCTTACTCCCGCCTCAGTCGTTACCGTGGTGCAGCCCAACGGTGCACTGCTACACGTTACGGTGGATGCGTCCGCCTTGCCCCTAGGCGCTGCGACGGAAGCTAAGCAGGATACAGGTAACGCCTCCCTAGCGGCTATTGACGTTTCTACGGTTTCTATTGATACCAAAACCCCTGCGCAAGGGCAGGCCCTTATGGCCGCCTCTGTGCCCGTGGTTATTGCCTCTGATCAAAGCACTTTGCCTATTTCCGCCGCTTCTCTTCCTTTACCTTCGGGCGCGGCTACAGAAACTACCCTAGCGGCTATTGATACTAAAACCCCTGCGCAAGGGCAGGCCCTTATGGCAGCCTCTGTGCCTGTGGTTATTGCCTCTGATCAGAGTGTTTTGCCCGTATCGGCTGCTTCTTTGCCACTACCTTCGGGCGCGGCTACTGCGGCTAACCAGGCCACCGAGATAGCCTCTTTGGCCAGCTTAGATACTAAGCTGCCTGCTCAAGGGCAAGCCCTTATGGCGGCTTCGGTGCCGGTTACGCTCGCTTCTGACCAAACCACGTTGCCTGTGTCTATTGCCTCTCTTCCCTTGCCTGCCGGAGGGGCTACTGAGGCTACTTTGGCGGCTATCTCTGCTCAATTGCCTGCGGTTTTAGGTCAAACCACGGCGGCAAATAGCTTATCCGTCACTTTGGCCTCTGACCAGGCAGCACTTCCCGTTACTGCGGCTACTCCGGTAGCTTTGACTATTACAAACGCTGCTATTACTGTGGGGGTCACCGCTGTGAGGCTCACGGTGTCTGGCGGCGCCCCTGCCGTTACCCGGGTAGCTTTGGTAGTTACTCCAGACTCCTTGTCCGGTGCTTTGTTTTACATTGGCTCTAGCTCGGTTACAAATTCAGGAGCTACTAGAGGCGTTCAAATAGCCGCAGGTCAAACTTTTATTGCTAATAACGACGCTGGCGACTATTGGATTGTTTCTAGCGTAGCCGCGCAGACCGTGGAAGTTATGGAGCAAGCATAATGTCCATATTGATTACAAACAGAGCGGGCGGCGGCGGTGGCGGAGTCGTGGTTAAATCATTTACCATTGCCAACAATCAGGTTGCGCCTGCCGATGTTACTGGCTTCTCAGTAGATCCCCTGTTGGCTAACGGCTTTATCTCAGAAATGTCAATAGTTAGACGCACTGATACCGTGGTGACCGGAAGCGTTAACGCGCCTTACGTGGCTAATCTGCCCTCTTTAAATGGGGCTGTAGTTGGGTCCGCTAGTTCGGGAAGCGGAACTGTTATCGTCGGTGATTTTTCTCAAGTCAACGCTGTTGCTCGCGCCAGAATAACAAAATTAAACGCCAACGGCACAGAAGATGCAGTTTTTGCCGCTAACGTAGGTATCGGATTTAACAGTGCGGCGATTGCGGTAGCAAGCTACTCAGACGGTAGCGTTCTTGTGGGCGGGGCGTTTAGTCATCTTAACGGCGTCCTCATTAATCCTGGCAGGATTGTCAAGCTTAGTTCAGCCGGCGTGTTAGATGCTCCTTTTAATACAAATTTAGGTGGCGGCCCTAACGGCGCTGTACAAACCTTAGCAATTCAAACGGACGGTAAAGCCCTTATCGGAGGGGATTTTACTTCTTGGAACGCTAACCCTATTAATAGACTTGTTCGCATAAACGCAGACGGTACCGAAGACACCGCTTTTACCACCAATCTGGGAACCGGGTTTAACGGTAGAGTGCGCAGCGTGGTTGTAAACTCATCAGGGTCTATCCTTGTAGCAGGTCAGTTTACCAGCTTTAACGGAAACGCCCGAGATTATTTTGTTCAATTAAACGCAGATGGTACAGAAAACGCAACCTTCTACTCTACAGCAATTGCGTCCGGCGGATTTACTGGGGGCACCTTATATGAAGCCTTTTACCAGGCGGACGGTAAGGTCTTGCTTGGGGGAGATTTTACTGGTTTTGCGGGGGTAACCAACTACGGGGTAGTGCGGCTCTCCGCCACAGGCGTCCCCGATACGGCTTTTAACTCTAATACTGTTGCTGGGTTTGCAGCACAATATTCTATACTAGCTATTGGGCAAAGCCCGCAAGGCAAAATTGTAGTCGGAGGAGACTTTACCGTCTATGACGGTAACTCTAACTTAGTGGGCGTGGCTCAGTTAAACCTAGACGGCACTACAGATGCTACTTTTACCGCAAACTTTGTCGCGCCAAGTCCTACTTATTTGGGTGCAAGTTTTAATTACAACGCTAACGGACTTTACATTGGTAGCTATGACGGTACGGGCGCTGCGTTTTTCAGTCGTTTAGGGGAGGGTTTGGTTGAGCTTAGTACGCAACAAACCCTTAGAGGTGTCTACAACTCACTTTCAGGGGTTTGGAGTGTAGGGGCTATTGTTTCTATTGGAGACGCGGTAGGAGTGAGCTTCTCGATGACTCCTGCCGGTCAACTTCAGTATACGTCAACCAACATTGCGGGCACAGTTCTTGCGAGCATTATGAGGTTTGTAGTTCAAGCCCTTTAGCTTAAATTAAAAATATATGTCAAAACCTTCTGTTCATATTAACGATTCTCTAGTCTTTAGGCCGCTTGCTTCTGCTCCCGCTAACCCGGAAGAGGGCGAAATTTACTATGATAGTACCTTAGTCGCTTTGCGTCAGTACGTAGCCGGTGTTTGGTCTACACTTGGCCGCTCTGCGAATTCATCCTATGTTTTCAACGGCTCTACAGACCTTGGCCCAACGGTTGCAAATAATGTACGGCAAACCGTACCTTTTGGCGGAACCTCTCCGGGTACTTTTACTAATATGGGCTGGTACAACGGCACAACGGGCGTTTTAACAGCCGCGCGTGCGTGTCGTATGCTAATCAGCGCAAGCATTCTTTGGAACCCCAATTCAGCCGGATCAAGGGCGCTAGTTCTCACTAAAAACGGCACGGACATTTTTATTGATTTTAAAGGGGCCGAGCCTAGTTTAGAAACTCAAAATAAATTTTGCCAGCTAGTTGACGCTCAAGCCGGGGACTATTTTGAGTTGCAAATCCAACAAAACAGCGGCTCGACTCTAGGATTGTACTTGGGCGCCCTCCTTAATCATCTTTCTATCGTTGAAATCCCATAATGACGATTAACCAAGGTGGCGGCTCTAGTTTTAATTTTTGTAGAAGAATTTTACTCTTAAAAGGATAATAATATGAATAACTTACAAGCTAGCGTTTCAAGCGGACTCAGTGTAGATACCTGGAAGGTTGGACCTTCTTCTTTGGATATTGATAACCAGCTTAACACCGTGAAAACAATCATGGTTGTACGGCAAGGGGCGTAACGTGGCTTATAACTTGCTTAGACCTGTGGCCCTCTTCTCCAGCCTCTCTATGGCCACTAGCCAGACGAGCAGGGCGGTTGAGATTAAGAATCAGGATAATATTGGCCTTCAGGTTACGTGGGCAGGCGCCCCTACCGGGGCGTTTAGTGTCCAGATTTCAAGTGATCACATAGAAGACATTGAAGGCAACATTCAAGTAGCAGGTCATTGGGTTACTTTGCCTCTCTCTCCCGCCGTCACTGCGTCCGGTACCCCCGATGACGCTTACATTGACCTTAATCAAATGTCGGCTCAATATGTCCGTTTAGTGTATACCGCGGCGTCTGGGGCGGGCACTATGACGGCACTGGCAGTCGGTAAGGGAGTCTAAAATGAGTCAATATAGCCTATACCCTCCAAAAACAGGCGGCGGCGGAGCGGGAACCTGGAAAACTCCCGTAGCTACGGCGGCGGCTTTGCCTGTAGTGGGCAATGTTATAGGCGACGCTCGCGCGGCGGCGGACACGGGCGTTATTTACGTTTGGACGGGGGCTAGTTGGGATACGGCGGTGGCGGGCGTAGGTACTGTTACCTCTGTAGGCTTGTCTGCTCCAGGATCAATCTTTAGCGTCTCTGGCAGCCCCGTAACGGGCGCAGGTACCCTAGCCCTTGCCTTAACTACCCAGGCCGCAGGTACCTTCCTATCCGGCCCTGTATCGGGAGGACCTTCCGCGCCTACGTTTAGGGCATTGACTGGCGCCGACCTTGCAGTTGGGACACCCAACACCGTTGCTGGGTTCGGAGGAGGCGGCGAGTTAGAATCTATCCCTAACTGGGCGGTGGATACGGTTAGCGGTGGATTAGATCAACAGCTTACCGAGCAGCCTAACGATTTCAATACCGGGTATAACGTAAATAACTTACAAGTAAACTTTGACCCTCTTAAAAACTCCCCCAATGACTCTTGGACCTTAAGCAATGTTTATGCCAACTTCGATGTTAATAGTTCAGGGTTTACGCTTGGCACCAACACCAACGCCGCTATTTTAAGGAACAACTATTTACAGCACTTGGGGACGGGCAGCGTTGGCGGGTTAATTTTTAACAGGAACAGTGCTAACCTTGGCAACGGTGTAGACCCAATTTCAGTTAGAGGTTTGTTTTACAGTGCAGGGTTTGGTAATGTCAATAGCGGCGTCACTATGACTCAGGCGCTCCAGGGCTATAATTTACAGGTACGTTTTAATCCCGGCTCGGTCATGCAGGGAAACGTCTTGGCCTATGGCGACTTTTGTAACTTTGAGGTAGCTGTTCCTGGATACCAAAGTTTTGTGGCGGCGCCTCAAATAGCGGAAATCTCTAACAATTCCAACTATTTAGGCGTTAATATTGCGCCTACTATTACCACGTTTACGGGTAATGCTGGGTTTACGGGGGTTAACATTACCCCCCAACTGGGTACTTTTGATACTGGAAGCTTTCAAGGCATTACAGTTAACCCTACGATTGCGTTAAATAAAACTCAAGCTTTGGGGCTCAATGTTACCATGGCGGGGGTAACAAATTACGTTGGGGTTAAATCTTCTCTTGTAGTTCAGGATTTAACGTATCAATTCAACGCCTTCCAAGACAACGACTACTACACCCTTGAGTACGCCAATGACGGCGTTGCGGGAGCGGAAACATTTACAGTTGGCGGCGGCAGCATTGTGGGTCACATACAAAGCGGAGTGTCTACCGCAACGCAAATCAGGGCTGCCGCCATTCTAAACGTCAATATATTTGGCGCGATTACTGTTACAATATCTGGTACGGGCAGCACCGCGCAAGTTACGGCTGCCCCTGTTAACTTTACAGGAGGAGAGGACCCCGGAACCGCCAAGGCGGCTCAGTTTGACGGTGATGTTCAGATTAACGGCGCCCTCAGCTTTACTGGGGCGCTATCTATTGGGGCGCTAACCTCGTTTGCCCCCTACACGGTAATGAGCGGTACCGGGTTCGCCTCGATTGATTCGCTTATCACACAGCCAAATGTTCCAGCTAACGCCGTAATCACGGGTACGGACCTTCTGGCTATCAACACCGCCATGTTGCTCAACATTGGAGATAATGCCTCTGTTACCTCTAACTTCCTAGGCTTTGCCGCTTTGGGAATGCCTACCGTGCTCAGTATGGGCATAGGGTCTACCATTGACCTGGTAGCGGGCGCGATCTTTGCTGTTAGCTTAGATGGATCGGCAACGGGAGGAATTGCGGATAGACTTGAACTGTGCCGGACGCTCGCTATCCCAAACGGGGTTACAGTTGTAAACAACCTAGTGGGATATCAGTTTGATTTGCCTTTTGGAGACCCGGGAACCTTTACTTGGGGTTTCTACTCTAGTCCCGTTACTGCCCACAACTTCCTAGCGGGGGACCTAAAGGTGGGCGGCGCGGACTTACCGTCTAACTCTAGCGTGGGGATTGAACTAGAGTCTACGACTAAAGCAGTACGCTTTTCTAACATGACTACAACTCAAAAGCTGGCCCTTACGGCACTCCCGGGCATGCAGGTATTTGACACTACTTTGACTCAGATGAGCTACTACAACGGAACTACTTGGATTAACTTTTAAAGAGGTTTTATGACACTAGAGGAAGCGAAAGCGCATTTGGAAGCCGTGAAACTAGACCCTAAAAAGGGTGTAGAAGACAAAGATAAGACTATTAAAGCCTTACAACTTGTAAGCGGCGCATGGGCGAAAATATGAGCGCTATTAAAGGCTTAGGGATTGGTATTGTGACAATTTTTGCCCCTATCCAAGCGGCTTTGATTGTAGCTTTGTGTCTGGTTGTGGCGGACTTGATCACGGGGGTGATTGCAGCTAAAAAGCAAAAAGAAGCAATTACTTCTAGCGGAATTAAACGAACTGTGGGTAAAATAGTACTGTATGAGCTTGCTATTTGTCTTGCTTTTCTTTGCCAGCAATATCTCACGGGGGACCTATTCCCTGCTTCTAAGCTAGTGACGGCTTTGGTAGGACTTACCGAGCTTACTAGTATTTTGGAAAACCTAAACGCTATTCACGGTGCCCCCGTGTTTAAGATTATACTCGATAAGATCACTAAATCTAAGGAAAATCTAGAAAAATAAGTTTGTAGGGTAAAATTAATGTTAAAAATTGTGTTCTTTTTGTCTGTTTTTCTCTTTTCCTTCAATTCTTTTGCGTTGCAAGTAAAAGCCAAAAAAATTAACTTAGAGCTACGAACGATTAAAATCGCGCATATTCAAGGAGAAATAGACGACATCTCCGCTACCTTATTTGAAACAGAAGTGATTCACACTGCGAATGTTCCGGGGCCGCGCCTTGTAGTGATTAACTCCCCTGGCGGGCATGTTGATTCGGGAGAGCGTATGATTAGGGTTATGAAAGCCGAACAATCTCGCGGTGTTAAATACGTGTGTGTGATTGTAGGCGACGGCGCTAGTATGGCGTTTAACTTTTTTACTCTTTGCGATGTTAGGCTTGCAGTAAAAACCGCTCATTTTCTATTTCACAAAATAGCCCTTGCAAAAGAAGGCATCCCGTCCCATGTAAGGCTAACGGCGCAAACATTGAGGCGGGTTGCTGATATGCTGGACGCAGAGGACGAAAAATACCGGATTGGTAACGCTTTTGCCTTGAGTATGTCTCTTAGCAAGTACGATAATCTGGCGGCGGCAGATATCGAATGGAACACTTCTGAGTTGTTAAACAACGGTTACCTGCACGGCGTAGCAACTCTTGACTAATGCGTAAAATTAACATTGCTGGAGTTGCCCTAATTAAAGAGTTTGAAGGATGCAAGCTAGAGGCGTATAAATGCCCTGCCGGTGTGTGGACTATAGGGTATGGGCATACGGGGGCAGAGGTTGTAAAAGGATGTAAAATTGACCTCGACACCGCTGGCGAGATTTTAGATAAAGATTTGACCAACTTTTCCGTGGGTGTAGATAAACTAGTCACTAACAAAACTATTACTTCTAATGAATTTTCCGCTATGTGTTCGTTTGCTTTTAACGTAGGTCTAGGCAATTTTAAAGCTTCCACACTGCTTCGGTGTGTCAATAAGTTTAACAC